GTTTGTACATTTTGTTAATTTTTAAATTATTAATACTAAGAAATAGTTTGGGTAGAAAGGCTCGAACTTTCGACTCCAGAAATATAAGTTCTGTACTCTACCAACTGAGTTATACCCAAACTAATTCTGTTAAAATTTTACTTTAATTACTCTTTTGTGTGTTCCTGAAAGTTTGAGAATTACTTCATCCCTAACAGTAGCATTGAATCCCAATCCTGATAATTGCTTATCAGTAGAAGGTATCATATTAGTTGAACCTAACACTTCCAATACTTTACGATGTTCTGCAAGTTCAGGTAATAGATTTTCATTATGAAATCCACGTATAGCTGTTGGTGATTTACATCCTTCCAACATAAATAGATAATGTTTATTACCTACATTATTACCTTCCCAATGATTAGGAGATAAACAAACTAAATTTACTTTATGAAACTGATTAGTTTCTAATCCGTAAAGTTCTTTTGTTACTGAATTTGAAGGTTCTATTTTATGATCTATAGTAAATTTACCATCTTTTAATGTTACTTCAGCTATTGTTACCCATTGATGATTTTTAGTAGCTGGATATATATATTGAAATACTTCTCCACCAAAGGCTATTTCGGCTCTTCCTTGACCGCCAGTACCTCTGAACGACCAATTATGAATTTTACAAATATATTTACCTTCTGGCATCTTATTAAGTATAGGAAATGTAATATTTTCTACTGGTACATATCCTTTTGGAGCTGCTGCTGTATAATCAACATCTTGAATACCTCCAGAAGAAATATCTTGTCTATTATTCCAACCTACTCTTCTACCAGTTCCATAAGAATTAAATATACCATCAGCTAGATGATTATTACCGGGCATGAATACATGAAGATCCATCAATGATTGATTAGGTTCTATTTCATTCCAAGAATGAGTAAATCTAAACACACCATCAGTTCTACCACCTTTAGCAGTAACCATATCTGCTAATTGAGATTTACCAGCAAGATTACCATTAAATGTCCAAGAATAATTATTATTCCATTTAAATATAGGCTTACTATTTATTACATTAGATGTAGTTAATGATACTAAATTACCTTCTTGTTGATTTGTAAGTAAAGCTTCAACTGATGTACATGTAGGAAGAATATCTTTCATGAATTTCTCAATTGATACTTCTTCAACACCATCAAATTCACTACGTTTATGACGAGTATTAGTAGATTTAACACCATCAAATATTGATACTGTTTTAATCTTACCATCACCAGCATTAGCATGAAGTATTTCAGATACTTTAATATCATCTATAGTAGCAAATCTTCTATCAAATGATTCAACATACCCATTATCTTCAACAAATTTCTTAGCATCAGCTATTTGACGTTGAGTAATAGGAGCAGTAGTTTTCATATAGTTAACAGGATCTACTCTTTTATTCCATGATTGACATGCTTCATTAAGTTCTTTACCTTCAGATAATTCTGAACATAAAACTCCTATAAGCTCATTACGGAACTTAGCAAATGGTAGTTTATAGCTATTAACCCAACACCAATTATCTCTTTGACTTGCTGACAGTGCATCATATTGCTCTTTAAGAGGAACAATTTGTTCTATTTTATAAAGATGTGTAGCACCATCAAGTAAAGAACCTTGGTTTATAAGGTCTTTAACAAGCTTTAAAGTATCAAGTGATATTGTTTCCATAGCACGTTGAAATACTTCTTTAGAGCTTCTATATTCACCCATAATAGCTTCTATAGATTTACCTGTAGTATCTACAAATGCTTTAGGAACAAACAAGTGTAAATGATTAAATGTTCTTATTTCATTAGGTTTTACAACACCATATTTATCAGCTTCTTCTTTAGTATATCTTTTAATATTTGTAGCTGTACCTAATTGAAATACATTATTAGTTTTAGTACATGACTCATAGGGCAGACTGTTAAGCTCATTAAATGTTTCAAAGAACACTTCACCTATCTTAGAAGCTTTTATTGATTCTGAAAGTACTAAAACAGTATTTGCATACTCTTCATCGGTTTCAACATCAAAGATAGTCATAATATTATAATTTTCATCTAAAGAAACTATGTTACCATAACGTCTAATAAAATTATTACAATGATTACAATTTTTTGATGAACTATTTGGATCCCTAAATATAGGATTTTGTTCTTTTGGAAATGAACTAAGATATAGATCCCATATCTGTTGTCCAGTAAGTGCTACTCTGAACAATTTACCAGTTTTTGACATCTGATTAAATTGATCTTGTATTTTTTTATTAAATTCTTTCATGTTTTTTATTTTGATTATTATTATTCATTGTATTTAATTTAATAAATAACACTCACTCTAAATTAATAGAATGAGTGTTATTATGATTAGTATGCTACAGACATCATTTCTTCATTGTACATCTCCATAATATCATCATCTGATGGATTATGGTCAACATCACCGTAATAACGGCTTAGAAGAGCTGATTTATTGTTTAGTGATCTCCACCAACGTTTTGCGTCTTTCATAGTTTATTAAAATACAAAATGAACAATCTTTTTAACAGTACCATCCTCAAATGTTATAGGTTGGCTTGCAGGATTAAGAGAATATCTATTCTTAACTTGTCCTGATTTAGTAGTATAAGACGTTTTAAGCCATCTTGGTGCTGTCAAAGGTGTTTGTACCCAGCAACCTACTTTATTAGGTCCTATAACTCCTTGTGTAGGCTTTTTACCTGCATGAGGTTTACGATTATTAAACTTTACTTGATCAGATAATTGTTGCATGATTTTGGTTATTTAATTGTTATTTAATTGTTAGTTATTGTTTATCGTATTTTTCAATTATTTCTACTGCTAAAACTGATAAAATTATAGCTAGTATTATTATTATTATTTGATCCATTTTGTTGTTATTACATATTCTGGTTCAAAAGTTAAAGTACCTAATCCTAAATTGTTAGTTATAATAAGTATATCGCAAGTTATTGCTTTATTCTTTAATTCATCATTGATAGAATTAATAGTTTTTCCTGATTCAATAAAATCATCAATGATTATATTTATTTTAGAATTAGAACCATATAAACAACTATTACTTGTATGTGATGATTCTTTAGGTTTTTTAATATGTTTTACACATACAATATAATCTTTCATTAAATGAGTAGCTAACATTCCTCCAAGTATAGCACCAGAAGAACCTTTAACCCAAATATCTATACCAGTAGTTTTATGTGTAAATGATTTCTTTAATAATTTTAATAAAGCTTTTTTAGCTAAGGTTATGTATAAAATATCATTAACTAAAACAGAACCTACTGGATATTGCGGTCTAAAGAATTCTTTTCTAAATGGTATTATTATCATTGTTTTAAGATTAATTGTTTATAAAGTTTCCTGCTATAAGGTAAAAGATGAACACCTACAAAGTTCTATCATCTGATGCTATGAATTACACATAATTTTAAAGATCTACAAAACTCTCCTTAACACTCAATGGGAGTCAAATACTAATCTTTGTGTTCATGGTTATAGTGTTATCCATGAAAGTATTATAATAAGTAAGGCATTTCACCTTTTTCACTCAATAAAGGGGTCATATCTAAGGGTATTGAACCATGCGACCATTTATTGTAATAAGAATACTATTCTCATTGTTGTAGTGTGTTTTATATTTTCCACTTTTTTATTATAGCTTTTGTGATGAATTCCATCTAGCTATCATTGAAGGAAATTAAATAGAAAGTCTTATAAATAACCGTGTGCATTTACCGATTTATAAGTTCTATTCCGTGGCAGAACCTTTAACTGTTTTTGTATTTTTAGAATTGTTAATTAATGATTATTAGATAATTAGTTTAAATAACTACACTTCGTAAAAGTTTATCTATTGTAGTCATTTTATAAATTGTAATTCTATTAGCACCACGTTGGGTTGGCTAGGAACCAACCTCGTATAGAACTTAGGCGTCTTGCATTGCTGCTACAATTTAAAGGAATTTCAACCTTAATTACAATCCTTGTCTTTCCTTGTTAGACCGCTTATCAGACTTATACCATCAGCGTCACTTAAATGGTTGTAAGAGTCTTGTAATTATATTTATTATTAGCACCTTCTTTCTTGTACTTCCACTTACGGTTTCTAAGAGTAAGGTCATGTGATATAGAGTGTTTCATTTTAGCATACACACAATCCAACATTAGTAGTTTAATAACTTTCGTCATTTCCTTATATCACTTGCTGAGAACTCATTTGTGTTGTGTATTTTAGAACCATAGGAACCGCATACATATTATCCTTTCTCAAGGGAACAACACATCTATCATTACTGATAGTATCTTTATGTAAATATGTAAACTACTATGGAGCTTGATTCAGCATAATTTACAAAGGTATTCAATGTTTAACCTTTTATCAATATCTTAAAAATTCAAGTGGTGAGTTCTGCTCACATCACTTGAATAATACAACTTATCTTACCATTACTGGAATATCTAGTTGCCAAAGATCCTACATACATAGGAATATTATTTAGGTAATTGTAACAGAAGTTCTATGGATTCTTTGCGGGAAAACCTTCTATGTTTGTCAGCCTATTACTGAACTATTACAACACCTTTGCACTTGATTGTAATATTCACAGAATGGCAACTCTATTGAGTAATCTCTGCTATTATATTACAATCATTCACTAATTTAATATCTTATGTTGACAGGCTCAATTGCACGGCTATAAAATATTTCAACTTTGTGAATAGTGCAGTATTATTTATTAATCTTTACTCATTAATTCAACAACTACTGCTCCAATTAAAAAGCCAAATAATATATTAGCAGCATTATCCCAAAAATTTTGATGTTTAACTTTATAAACAAGTTTATTGCCTGTATTGAATACATACATTTGTTCACCATCAATAGCTATTAACATTGTGTCTTTTACAGCTTCGTTAGCTATTAATGATATTGTGGTATTCTCATTTACTACTTCAATATCAGCAGCTAATGTTGATGTTGCAATACTTATTAATAGTAGTAAGGATAAAATTAACTTTTTCATTTTGTTTGTTTTAAAGATTGTTTATTTAAAAATTATGTAAAAATAATATTGCATCTGGTATACTAAAACTTACATTTAACAACATTGCTGCTATTATAGGTGTTCCAACATATATTAATGCAAGCCAAGTAATTAATAATGCTCCAAATAATAAAGCATTCAGTATTACTGAACGTTCTTTTATTCTTTGTAATGTAACTTCTTCATAAATATCATTAAATGATATTATAGAAAGTATCAATGGCATACCCAAAGCTAAATGCAAAGTTCCAAATATAAAATACAAACAAAGAAGTATTCCTCCAAGTATTTTAATAGTTAAAGTTACATTTAAAACAACAAATATAATTAATGCTGCTGTTATTATCGAAAGTATAATTCTATCAATTAATTTCATGATGTTGTTTTTAAATTAGTAAGTATTACATTTAATTTATCTCTTGCTTCATTATACCTATCATCACTACGAATGATTTCTATAGTAATCATATAATGATCAATCATCCATTGTGGACCATTATGTTTCATTATATGTGATATATTAGATCTACATTCATATACTGTCTTAGGCTTCATATATGGAGGTAATTCAGTTAACATGATGATGTTTATTTAAGGTTTATTCCATCTATTACCACATTCTCTATGAATATACATTTCATACCTTTTAATAGCAAGATAAGCTATTAGAATGATGATTATACATATACCTATTGAAGTATAGTTAGTAAAGATGTATATGAAGAATGATATTACAAGTAATACTGCTATTAATACCATTGATACTGATAATAGTATTGCATATATTTTATCTTTCATGATTATTTTGTATTAAGGATTTCTTGAGCTAATTCTTCAGTAATTGGTATTGTATATTTCCAAATACAAGTGCTACCAGCGGTATTACCAGATTCGTAAAATTCATTATTACCATTACTACATCTTGGATTCCAGTTTTGTTTATTATCACTTACTAATGCCCATGTACCTTTAGGTAGTATTTTAACATCTTTACCAAATATTTCATCAAATAATTGATGTTGTTCTTTAGTGCAAGCTTTTCTCATATCTTGATAATCAGATTCAGGAACATTAATATTTTTTGTTAAAGCTATATTCTTACTCCAAGAATCTATTAATACAGACTTCCAACTATCACAAGCAACAGCTATAATTCTTTGAGCATTTTGCCATTTAAGTATTCTTGATTTTGTTTCCATTTGTTTAGATTGTTTAATTTGTTCAATTTCTCTTCTACGTTTAGCTATTTTTCTTAATATATCAGGATCATAACTTAAAAAACTCATATCTTCTGGATATACTATTGGAGCACAATAGAAAGTTTTATCTTTCATTTCGGCTCTATACATATCATTAAGCTCTCTAAATACAGAATAATTATCTCTTCTTGATTTTATGTCAATAGGATTTACAATATATATAGAATATCCATCACGGCTTTTACCATTAAGTTGATAGCAATGATTACCATCTTTATCTATCCAATATTTCCATTCATAATAACCATCATTAAAGATGTAAATTTTTCCAAACAAATCTCTATTTCCAGAATTATTATTAGTTTTAATCTCTGTATTTTGTTTAGTACATTTATCACATACTAATTCTTCTAACCATTTCCACATGATTTCTGTTTATTAATGATTATAATTTATAAATAGTAGCTGTTACGCTTATTGCATTTCTGCTCTTGTCATTACCAAGTACAATGGTCTGGCACTACTATTTATAAACTACTTAAATGTTACTTCCAATCTGTTTCATCGGTAAGTAATATTACTGATTTAACCAATGCTTTTAGTTCAGCATTGAATGATGGTTTTTTAGCTTTCTTAGCCATGACGATTGTTTTTTTAAGGTTAATGTTAATTGATTAAGCACTTATATAGAGATGGTATATTACCATGAATATTTATTGACATTGTTTTTCTTTAAACTTATTAGCTCTTTCAATAAATCTTTTTTCATATTTATCATCTATTACTTTTCTAGTAGTATCTCTAAGATCTAATAAATTTGTCCAGAAAGATTTACCAGTACCTTTTGTTATCATAAAAGCTTTATTATTTTTTACTTCTTTAAGAACAAATCTCATACCACTATGTGATTGCCAAATACAATGGTAATTACGATTTATTACGAATTCTGATGGAATATTATTCCACCACGATGGATCACCTATACAACCTTGCATTATTAAGTATTTAGTTAGTTAATATTTATTTTCACTTTTGTAATTTATCTGATACTTTATATCAAATATATTTTGTATATTGCAGAGCTATTTGGAAGTCCTTGCACACTGCCATTATTTTGAGAGTCTATAAGACTTTGGTTGGTAATGATACAGGTGTAGCTACTCTAAGAGTTAAGATATAAGTGGTGCAGTCCGTACCTGAGTGTAAGAAGTAGAAAACCGGACAAGTACTTGATAACCCTTGAAAGAGGTAAACCAGCCACGAAATTCTAACACCAATAGCATTTTCTGAAGGAATGATGCTCACCGTCTGTAGGACGGGTTTCAACCTTCTATTCTCTTAATTTAAAGAATATATATAATTTTAATACCTTTAGTAGGTAATTAGAAGAAGGTAAGTGTACCCCATATTTAACTATATGTGGGTATTTTTGTTTGTCACTGTTTGCATTTTACACTTAAAACTATAATATAATTAGGAGTTTTTGAGATTGGTTCCCTTTGCTTATACATCCGTAAGTATAGCCTAATTATATTATAGAAACTAGTGTCGTCAATGTCTTGCAAAGTTATTGAGTTTTTTATGTATTATAATAATGGTTATATCGTTACCAACATAGCTATCTATTTTATGTAATCATTACTGCAATCTGCTTAAATCATCTATTAATCCTACTTTCATGCCTATTAGGTAGATGAATATACTCTTAAACTCCAGTATATCAGTGGTTTATTTAATAACCAACGCACTTAGTTGTAATAGATACCCAGTATCTACAAGTTTTACATGTTCTCTCCTGTCAGGGTTGAGGTACAAAACTATTACAACTACTCATTTATACTGATTAATGAGATATGAATTTCAACATATCATTGGCTTGAAAGCTCTACATATTAATCAGTATTATATATCTTAGGCTAGCTCGCTCTAGTTAAACGAAGTTATTTATTTTTATCCTAAGATATTAACTATGAGTTGTGCATTGGTATATTGTTTAATTATCATTAAATGATGTTACTATAACTACAAAAGCAATAAACATTGCTACTATAGTCATAAAGATGAAGAATCCATGATGTATTGTAGCAATTAATGGAAAACCACCAAGAGTTAAACACCATGTAATAATTGTTAATATTAGTGGTAATGCTGATATTAGTAGGAATACCAATAATGTTTTAAGGATTACTTTGTACATGTTGATTAGTTTTAATGGTTAATTGATTGGTTAGTTGATGGTTAAAAGTTCATTATTAATATTATTGTAGTGGTATTTTAGAGTATGTTGATTATGGTGATAGTAGTGGTGAGAGGTATTAGTAGTATCACTATCCTAATCCAATAGTATTACTATCATTTTAATAGTATAACTCTAAGTTTCAAATAGTTATCTCAAACCAAACTATTAAAATATAGAAGCTACGCTGTCTTCTTTAGTACATTCTATCTACGTAATTTTACGTAGTCTTGAGATAGACATCTTATGAAAATAAATGAAAACTATGTAATTCTACGTATTGACATTACAATGTTATTTGTGTATATTGTCAAAGTTTTAATTAATCTAAACATGATCAACAAAAATGATAGTAATATATAAAATCACAAACATTATGAGTAATAGGATCTATATTGGTAGTACCTCTAATTTTCCTATCAGAGTTCGTAAACATATTAATGAATTAAATAGGAATGTTCATCATAATCCTTATTTACAGAACTCATGGAATAAATATGGTAAAGATAATTTTCGTTTTGATATACTTGAATATGATGTAAAGAATCAGTATGCTACTGAACAATTATATTTAAATGATCTATCTACCAATAATATCAAATGTTTTAATCTTTCGTTTGAAGCTGGTAGTGGAGGTGGTGATTCTAAAAGAATAGAATCTTTTGTTTTAGATCTGAAAGGTAATATAATTGGTGAATATAAAGGAATATATAATGCTTTCAGAAGTGTTGGATCATCATATCATAATAACTATAATACAGATTCTGTTGTAAATCGCAAATATAGAATAGTTACTAAAGATTTTTACATTAATAATCAAGAGATTATCTCTACTTGGGATAAACATGTTAAGAGTGAAATGACTATTCATAAATCTATTAATAAAGCAAATAGTAAGATGGTGTCTGCGACTATTAATGACAGAGATTATACTTTTAAAAATGCTTCTGAAGCAAGTAGAGCTTTAGGAATATCTAAAGAGAGAGTAAGAGTTATTTTGAAGTCTAGTAATATTACCAATAAATACAATCTTAAATATCTATTTCCATAATATCAATGCTACGAGGATGTCGCAGTAGCTAATTACTAGCCTATTTAATGTTGTATTATTATTATCTACCAAAGTAGTTAATACTAATTGTTAACATTAATAGTTATTATTACCAAATATCTTTCACATTTAGATGATGGTTTAGTTTACCACAAAGAATCGTATATGATTAGTACAAATCAATAACTTGGATTGTATATGATTACAACTTCATTATAGAAGATTGTATATGATTACTGCTGATTTAATAGTAATAAGTGTGAGAAGTCCTAAGACCTCCCACACCATTACCTAACACCAATTAGTTCTCGATGTCTTGCTCAACCTCTTCGGCTTGCAATTTCATCATTGGTGGAACAACTGGTTTAGCTACTGAAATAGCAGCAATAACCTCGATGTCTGTTTGTTTTTCTTCGCTGAAACGTGTTTCAAGACGAACATTACATACATCACCAACTACAGGCAACACAGCATTATCAGGATAAACCCTTGCTGATAGACTTGTTCTACCAAACTCGCTGTTACCATTCAAGGCTTCAGCATAGTTACCAGCTTTGTAAGCTGCAATAGCAAATGCTGCTTGACGTTTGGTACATGCAGCAAGGTTAACAATATGGTATTCACGATCTTTCTTGTCAAGCAAGCTGTCTGCTGACACGTGAATAACACGAACTCCTGTGGCTGCAATACCAGCCGTTAATACTGCTCTTTTTGTAAGAGTTGCAGCAGTGTTCTCTTTAGTAATTTGAAAAGTGCTCATTTTGTATGAGTTTAGTTTAGTTTGCATCAACCCTTATTCCGTGACGGGATACCTCGGATGCCAAAGACTAAGACGGGGTGGTGAGGTAGGATACCCCTATCACTCAAATACACAATAAACTTTTCTAAATATATAGTAAAATTTTTATAGAAAAAAATATAAAAAAATTTTTTAGAAAATAAATTTGCATATCTCATTTTTTTTTCGTATATTTGTACTCGAATTTAAAACAGCAATATGATATATGAATCTGATATTGATCTAAAGGATATAGTTTATCTAGTTACTGATGATGGACAATCTCCTAGGTTGGTTACTTCAGTAACATTTACTGCTGATGGTGGAATTACCTATGGTCTTAATGTTTCTGAATATGTTTCTAAGCATTATAGATGTGAGATTTCAAAAGAGAAGGATCAATTAAAAAGTTTAGGAATACATGAGTAAAGGAATTATAGATCTGAAAGATGTTGATGGTGATTTAAAATCACACATAGAGAATCTTGAAGGTAAAGGTATTAGACAACAAATAGAAGAAGCTAAATATAAACCTTATGATGGTACATTAACTGAAGAAACTCTTATGGACTTTCTTACTGATATGGGATATAGAAATCCTACAGAAGGTATGTCAGAAAGAATGGCTATTGAATTTGATAGAGCTATGAAAGAGTATGTTAAAAATAATTATAAGTAATGGATATTAAAACCAAATACAATAAAGGAAATGATATATATTTTATTTATAATAATTCTGTTCATAAAAGTAAAATTATAGGAATTTATTATAATGATGGTGTTGTATCTTATAATTTTTTAATAAAAAAAGGATTAACTAATTTAGACAAAGATGAATTTTTAAAATTAAATGAATCTAATTGTTTTATATCAGTTGAAGAAATGATAACATATTATGCAGAAAAAATTGACAGGTAAAAGAATACCTATTTCTTGGGGAAAGAAAATAGCAGAAGATTTAGGATATACACAAGTAGTTATTCATGGATATGATGGGGTTACTGGAATTCAACACATAACTACTTATGGGGTAACTAAAGCGGATTGTAAACACGCTGCTCTTGGAGGAGATGCTATTAAAGAACTTTTAGGTTGGAATAAATAAAAGATAAAATGGATATTAAAGTAGTATATAGTGCTAAAGAAGGTAATGATAAACTTTGTGAAGAAGTGTTTAAAATTGTTAATCATTTAGAACTACCAGAAAGATTGGTAACTATTTATCATCCTAAGACGTATGGTATTAATGAAGAGAAGTTTGATTTAGAGAATTTTCTTTTTGTAGTTAACTCAAAGATTTATGCTAGGTTTGTAGAATATGGAGACTAAAAATGTTTACCCTAATGTAGATTTTACCAGATCTGTTATTGAGGATGAAGATGGTACTCAGAAGATGTTTATTGCTTTAAGTACTGTTGTAAGATTCAAGAATGAGTTACAGAAAGGTACTATAGTTACATTAGGTATTACTTATGATATAGATGCTGATATAGAGGATTCTTATACTAATGAGATGATTCTATCTACTGAATTTCATAAGATGGTTGTAGAGGTTTATGAGAATGGTTTTGAAGCTATTAAAAAATATGTTGATGACCCTCAAGAATTTGATGTTGATGATCCTAGATTATGAAAGATAAAGTTGTTGAAATCAAAGGAGATTATAGGATGTTCTTTAGGTCTTATATAAAGTTACTTAGTTCTTTTAAACCTTTAAATGGAGTTAGACATCAAGAGTTGATGGTACTTGCTGAATTAATGTATAGTAATTATGTTATTTCTCAAGGGTTTAAGAATAGAGAAGATCCTAATAAATGGAAGTTAATTTTCTCTTATGAAAGTAAGAGAGAGATTGAAGAAATACTACAGATCTCTGATGCTACAATGGCTAACTGTTTAACTAATCTTAGGAAGGTTAATTTTATACAGGATAATACGCTGAGAAAAATGTTTAGAGTTTATCCAGATGAAAATTTTGAATTGATATTTAAGTTTACTCAAGATGCAGGAGGAAGTACTGAAAATAATAAGTGATGTTTCTAAAGAATATAATATACAACCTTATGTATTGGAAAGAGCTTACAAGAGTCAATTTAAATTACTTAGAGAATTAATAGTTAAGTCTAGAGATGTTAAGGAATATCCAATTGTTTATATCAGGTATATAGGTAAGTTTATTCCAAGAAAGTATTTTATAGAAAGAAGTGATGAATTCCGTAAAGCAAAAAATAAAAGAGATAACGGAGGGTTATCAGAATTATCTGATACCTAATCCAGTAGTAGAAATAGAAGCTAATAGAAGAGCTTTGATCTGCCATTCATGTGATAAAAGGAATAAGTTACTTAATATTTGTAGTGAATGTGGTTGTCCTTTACAAGTTAAGACTAGATCTACAGATAGTAAATGTCCACATTCAGATGGTAATAAATGGTAATAATTAATAATAATAAATGAAATGTTAAGGTATGTATTGACCATCACTGATAAAAATAATAATATCACTGATGTAGTTGAAGGTGTTGAAAATATTAAACACGAATTAGAAGGTGTTGAAGAGTTCTTAGATGGTTGTGAAACCTATGAAGAATTTGATACTGAAAGGAATGTAAAGTTTTATGAAGAAGATGAATATGAGTATTGATAATCCTACAGAGAATAGTTCTATAGATACTACAGAAGTAGTAGAGCAACCTAAGACTGAATTAACCGTACATCAAGTAATTGATATGGTTAATAATCCTTCTAGAATGGAGGATGAATCTTTTGAAGACTACAGAAAAAGAAGGACTTTATCAAATAAGTTCATAAAGAGTTATTTGAAAGGTAGAGTAGTTTGGGATCCTTTTATTCTGAATAAATTGATGAATATTAAAACAGGGGTATCGTTGAACGATAGTAATGTTAGAATGGTTAGTAGTATAGTTGAAAAATATAAAGAATTTGAAAATGAGAAATCTAGAGAGTCTGGGAACTCCGCTGAATAGTGGTATTTTAGTTAAGTGTTATATTGATAGTGGTATGACTAAATCAGGATTATTTGATCCTAAGAAACAAGGTAAAATGGTTCCTTGTGTAGAGGTTATTAAGGTTGGTCCTAAAGTAACACAACTGAAGAATGGTCAATGGGCTTTGGTAAACCAAGCTGTACAACCTAAAGCTATTGTTATTAAAGGTGAGATATTTCATCTATTGAATGAATATGATGTGTTGTATGTTTATGATGAACCACCTACAATGGATGAAGTATATAATACTGATGCTTCTGTAACACAAGATCTTACTCATTATGTAGATATTGAACCTTTTAAAGATATGAAAGCTAAATTCCGTAATGAAGAAGGGGATCTTGTTACACTTAAAGGTGATAAAATAGTTGAGTAATTAATGAAGCATCTTATAGAAGTAACTCCACAAGGAGAATTTGTTATTGCTCCTCAAGTGTTTGCTATAAAAGAGTTTAAGGATCTTTGGGTTAAAAAAAAGCCCGAAGATTCTTTTCTTAATATGTCTATTGTGTATTATTATGCTGATATAAGAAGTCCTTATAAAGAAGATTGGAAAAGTATAGCTAATGATATAATGTTTGAAATTCCAGATTGGAAACCTTCTCAACAACTATTAGATGCTACTGTTAAGTATAAAGAACTTAATAGACCACCATCTGCTGATTCTTTAGAAGCTGCTGAAGCTGCTCAAAAGAAGTTAGATGCTTATCTTAAAGATGTAGATCCATCAAACGATGATAGTGGTAAATTAGCTACTATTATTATGAATATGATTAATAATATGCCTAAAACTGTTAAGTCAATACAAGAGCTTAGAAAAGCTGTAGAAGCTGAATTAATGGAAGATACTATGCTTAGAGCTGGTAGAGAAAAAGGTGCTTTTGAAGATGATTCAATGAATCCTGATTAATGGAAGAAATAGTAAGTAAACTTAGGGTATCTGATATGGTAAGACTTAATAGTCTTACTGATAAAGATGTGAGATTTGATATTATCACAGCTTTAGAAGAAATACCTTTTGTTTATAATCTCTGTAAGGCTGATAGAAAAAGGATACATGAATGTCCTAAAGATTCTAAAGGTAGAATTATAGTTAATATTACAGAACCTCATGTTCTGGAGAATATGGACTATTTTAGACAGCCTGCTATTACTTTTAAGAAAAATGGTAGATATACTGATTTAATTAAGAATAACCATCCTAGGAGCTTATATATGGTTCATTGGAAGGAAGAACAACGTAGATGTAGGGAAGGTTTAATTAGAGAGGATGGTGAGTGGATTACTGGTTATTATTACTGGTATTTAAACTACTGTCCTATTATGTTGGTTAATACTGTTACTAAAGACTTTCTTGCTACTACAGAAGATTTATATGAAGTTCATACTTCTTTTGAATCTGCAACTTCTTTTTCTGATACTGTTACTGCTGATAGGATTGAAGACTTTCCTAAAGTATGGGATAGTGATTATCTATGGTTTCATTATGTAGATCAAGCAGAGAATAAAGGTCAACATTGTACTAATATTAAGACCCGTGGTCGAGGTTATTCCTTTAAAGGTGGTTCTATGCTTGGTAGAAATTACTACCATTTTAAACAATCTAAATCATTTGCTATAGCTTCTGAAGGTGATTACCTTATTGGTGATGCTATATTGGATAAAACTTGGGATGTATTATCTTTTGTAGATAGTTATACTCCTTGGGTTAAGTCTAGAGATTTTAAAAATACTACAGATCATAAGAAAGCTTCTTATATAGATCCTAAGACTAAGGTAGAGAAAGGTATTAAGACTGAAATTATTGGTGTTACTACTAAAAATCAACCTGAAAAAGCTAGGGGTAAAAGAGGTAAATTATTGTTGTTTGAAGAAGCTGGTAAGTTTCCTCATTTAATAAAAGCTCATACTATTGCTAGACCTTCTGTAGAGCAAGGTAGATATGTATTTGGTACTATTGTCAGTTGGGGTACTGGTGGTACTGCTGGAGCTGACTTTGATGGTTTAAGAGAGTTATTTACTAACCCTGCTGCTCATAATATTTATGGATTACCAAATGTTTTTGACCGTAAGATATTCGGTATGAAGAATTGTGGTTTCTATTGTGGTGAGTATATGAATCGTGAAGGACTTACTGATGAAAATGGTAATTCTGATGTTATAGGAGCTTTAATAGAAATCTTTATTGGACGTAGAGAACTTATAAGATCTACTAATGATCCCAATGTTTTAGTACAAGAAAGAGCTGAAAGGAGTATTACTCCTGATGAAGCTATGATGCGTAAAGAAGGTCATTTATTTAATGTAGAAGATCTTAAACATCAATTAGCTGAAATAGAAACACATCCTAAGAAATATGCCGATGCTTCTTGGAAAGTAAATTTATATAGTAAGGAAGGTTCTATTTACTATAGAAACAGTACTCAACCTGTAGTTAGACAGTATCCTATTAAGGAGAATAAAGGACTTACAGGTTGTATAGAGATATTTGAACATCCAATTATAGATAGTCCACGTAGAGGTCTATATATAGCTGGTTGTCTTACACCGGGTGAGAAAGTATGTACAGATAAAGGGTTAAAGAATGTTGAAGATATTACTCTTGATGATAAGTTAATAAATAAAGACGGTTTGGTAGTTCCTATAAATACCTTATTAAGGTATGATAAAATAGATGAAGAAGTATTTAATGTCACAATGACTAATGTTGATAAATCAACTAAATTTACTTCTGAACATCCAATTTATGTTTCTGATACTGTTGATGGAGACTACTCTTTTGTAACTTGTGAAAATATTAAAGAAGGGCAATGGACAAAGTATCCAAATATATATAATCAAGAAAAAATAATAGAGTCTGACTTTTGGACAAAACATAGAAAAAAAGGAGCTAGTTTTATTAATAATCCACTATATAAAAAAGATTTTTGGTGGTTTGTTGGTATGTGGTTAGGTGATGGTTTTTGTAGTAATACAGGAAGAAATTTCACAACTTATATGTGTTTTGGGGAACATGATAAAGTAATAATTAATAAATACAAACGTATAATAAATGAATTATTTAATAGAAAACCATGTTTAAAATCACCAAAAAATAGTAATGCTTTAAAATTTGAATCATCACAATTATATTCTTTCTTAGAAGATAATTTTGGAAAATATGCTGATGGAAAATTTATATCAGAATGGGTAAAGTATTTACCAAATGAATTAAAACTTCAATTGATATTAGGATATTTGGATTCTGATGGTAGTGTTTATAATGATAAAGGTTCTATTAGAGCTTCTTTTACAAGTATAAATAAAAAATTACTTGGTGATGTTCAAGATATTCTTTTTTCTTTAGGAATTGTTAGTAGTATAAATATTCATTCAAAAGAATGTGCTTACAATATAAATGGAAAAACAGGAATAAGTAAACAATCTTATCACGTTAACGTAAATCAAACTAATGTAAAAAAATTAGCAGATCTTTATAATTCAGATTATACAAGTAGAAAATTAATTTTTGCTAAAACAATAATTCCAAAACAGAGAACAAAAATAAATCCTACCTGTATATTAAGTGATGATTTAAAATATATTCATATTAAGATAAAATCTATTGAAAAAAGTACTTATACTGGTATAGTCTATAACTTTGATTGTCAAACTCATACATTTATAGTTCCGTACTGTACTACTCATAACTGTGATCCGTACGATGATGATACCTCACAAGGTCCTTCATTGGGTTGTACTTTCATTATGAACAGGCTTACTAAAAGAATAGTAGCCGAATATACTGGAAGACCTAATACAGCAGAAGAATTTTATGAAAATACTCTTAGACTTCTGAAGTATTATAATGCTGTATGTAATTACGAGAATAATAAGAAAGGTTTATTTGGTTATTTTGATAAGATGAAAAGTCTTTATTACTTAGCTGATACACCTAAGATTCTACGTGATATGCAGGTTACTAAGTCTGTAGGTAGAGGTAATACTCTTAAAGGTACTACAGCTACAGCACAAGTAAATAAGTATGGTAATAGCCTACTTAGATCTTATTTAGTAGAACCTGCTTATGGTAATGATGATGAAAGAAACTGGCAACAAATACCTTCAGAAGGTATGGTTAAAGAGCTTATAGCTTTTAATCCTAATGATGGTAACTATGATAGAGTTGCAGCTTTAAGAATGTTAATGATTCTTTTAGCTGAATATGATAGATATGAATTAGATGATGATATTGAAAATGTAGAAGTTAAATCTAATATGGATCCTTTCTTTTTAAGAACTAGACAAGGATTTGGTAGTAGATTTGTTTCTTCGGGAGATGATAATTATGAAAGTAAGAAACTAATGAGAAGATGATAACAGGTTTAGCAGGGAGTTCCGATAACTTCCCATCACAAAAGAAATCGGATAAACAAAAGACTCAAAAATGGGCTATGAGTTGTGTAAAAGCAGCTTGTGATAATGGTTTGTTTACTAATGAGTTTAATAGGGAATATAGTGAGATAAGGTCTAATATGGATCTTTATAACGGTGTTCTTAATATTGATGATATGATGAAGAGGTGTGATCCTTTTGGATTACTAGGAAAAGATTTTCCTTATGCACCAGAACATTATCCTATACCAAATAGTAAGATTAATTTACTTGTTGGTGAAGAAGTTAAAAGAAGGTTTGATTGGCATGTAATGTCTATTAGTCCTGATGCTATTTCTGAAAAACAAAAAGCTTTAAAAACACAGATAGAAAAAATGTTATCTGCTGGTATAGATAAAGCCGATAACGAAGAAGCTGCTGGTAAACTTGTTAAAGAGATTGCTAGGTTTATTAAATATGAATTTAAAGATATAAGAGAAAAAAGAGCTACACATTTTCTAAAACACATGGTTGTTAAAGAAGATATGAATAACAAATGGTCTTTAGGTTTCTTAGATGGTTTAGTTGGTGGTAGAGAGATTTATTCTCATGATATTATAGGTGGAGAACCTAAATGTAGGAAAGTAAATCCTTCTAATATTAGATTGTTGCGTAAAGGTAATTCTGCTGATATTACTGATTTTGATATTATTGTAGAATGGGGTTATCAATCACCGGGCACTATACTTGATGATTACCATGATTATCTTACAGATACACATGTAGCTAAATTAGATTCTTTGTTGAGATCTTCTGATTCTACTGGAGAGAATGTAGCTAATAATAAAGAACCAGATTTGATGACTTCTGGAACTTTTACTATGGAAACCAATTCTGATGGTAAATTAAGTTCTACTACAGCAGGTTCTTTTTTACCTTTTATAGATAATCAAGGTGGTGTATTAGTACAAAGAGTAGTATGGAGATCTTATAGAAAGATACAAAAACTAAAGTTCTATGATCCTAATACTGATGTTCCTATGTACACTTTTGTAGATGAATATGCTAAAGTTGATACTTCTAAAGGAGAAGAAATTGTTGCTACTTTTTGGGTAACTGATTGGTGGGAAGGTCATAGAATTTTTGATGATATTTATGTTAAGATGCGACCTTGGCCTGTAAGAGCTTATGGTATGATGAATCCTACAGGATCTTTATGTCCTTATACTGGTGGTGATTATACTACTGAAGGAGAGCCTACAACATCACTTATGGGTAGAATGAAGCCTTATAGCTATTACTACGATTATATGATGTATAAACAGTGGGAAATGCTTTCTAAGTATAAAGGTACTATTGGTTATCTTGATTTGGCTCAATTACCCGAAGGTTGGGAGATTGAAGATGCTCTTTATTATGCTGATAGAATGGGTTGGTTACCTGTTGATAGTTTTAAAGAATCTAAGAAAGGAAGTTCACAAGGTACTCTTAGTGGTAATATGAATACCAATAGAAGTCCTATGAATTTTGAAATTGGTAACTATCTTCAACAAAATGCTATGATACTTAATTTTCTTAAAGAGGAAATGTCTGAAGTATCTGGTGTTTCTAAACAAAGAGAAGGTAGTATTTCTTCGAGTGAACTTGTAGGTAATACAGAAAGAGCTGTACAACAGTCTAGTCATATTACAGAGATATATTTTATGTTCCATGAAAAGATCAAGTTACAGACTCTTAAAACTATGCTAGAAGTAGCTAAATATGCTTATAGAGGTAAGAAGCTTACAGTACAGTATATTACTGATGATCATACACAAGTTCTAGAAGAAATTGATGGTGATGATTTTAGAGAAATAGATTTTGGTATTGATATTGCTTACAGCCCAGAATACAGTAAAATTTACTCTCAATTGCAATCATTGGCTCAAGCTGGTATGCAGAATGATAAGATTAACTTCTCTCAGATTATGGATATTATGATGGATCCTTCTATATCTTCTGTAAGAAGAAAAATAGAAACTGCTGAACAAGAGAAATTTGAAAGAGATAGTACTGCTGCACAAAATCAAATGAATCATGAAAAAGAAATGCAAAGTAACGAAGTTGAAGCTGAAAAAACAAAAGAACAATTTAAAGCTGATATTGAAGAACTTTTGGAAAAAGTTAGAAAGAATGGGAAAATCGAACTTGAACTTATAAAAGGTGAAATAGAAAAACAAATAAAAGGTTTAGTATCTCCAGAAAAACTTTTAGATATACAAAATCAATCTGAACTACAAAGTAAAGATCTAGATTTTCAATCTAAAGAGAATGATAAGGATAGAAAACATGAAACGGAAGAGAATTCCAAGGATAGAAAAGTGAAACCTGTAGCAAAAAGTTCATAACAGAACAACACTTTTTTTAATAAAAAGACTTGACAAGTCTAATAAAATTTATTATATTTGCATAAAATGAGTATGGAAAACAATTTTGATGATACTTTTGAATTGGATTTAGATTCAAATCTAACTTCTGAAGATTTTGAAGGATTTGAAGCTGATGAAGTGGTAGAATCTACAGAAGAGGTTATTGAACAAACTAATGAAGAAAGTACAGAAGAAGATGGTGGAGAAAGTACAGAAGGTACTTTTACACTTAAAGATGAAGATGAACATAATGAAGGATCTGATGATACTTCCGATGTAAATCTAGTAAAGAATCTAGCAGATGCTTTTAAGAAGGATGGTATTCTTGATGTAGATGATGCAGACATTGAAGGTGTTAAAGACCTTGAAGGATTTGCAGCACTAATTAAGAAGACTATTCAAAAGAGTGAATTTGCTGATCTTAATGATGAAGCTAAAGCAGCTCTTGAAGCTATTAGAAAAGGAGTTCCTATTGAAGCTGTAAAAGCTACTTATAATGCAGAACTTACCATTAATAGTATTAAAGAAGATGACTTTATAGAATCAGATACAGATACAGATGAAGAAGCTGAAGATAAGAAAAGTTTAAGAGCTAATCTTATTATGAGAGATTTCCTTAATAAAGGATTCTCTAAAGAGAAAGCTGAAAAACTTTTGAAAAGATCTGTAGAATCTGGTGATGATATTGATGATGCTAAAGAAGCTCATGCTAATTTACAATCTTCAATTAAGGAACGTAAAGCTGCTGATTTAAAAGTAGCTGAAGAAAATAAAGCTAAGTTTGAAAAATCTCAAAGAGAACTTGTAGAAAGTGTAGAAAAAACCAAAGAAATAGTTCCCGGTCTTCCAGTAAGTGAAGATGTAAAGAAATTTATTATTAAAGGTCTTACAACTCCTACAGGTAAAAAAGAGAATGGACAACTAAGAACTGTAGTATCAGATAAGAGAGAAGAAGATCAAAAAAGTTTTGATACTAAACTTCTTTATTATATAAAGATAGGTTTGTTTGAAAAAGAACCAGATCTATCTACATTAAAAAATTCCAAGGTAGTTTCGGCTGTCAAGGAACTTGAAAAGAACCTCAATCAAGGAGGAAATTACAAAGGTGGAAGAGGTCTTTCACTAGGAAACTCAGGTAAAAGCTCATTGGATTATGATGCTTTAGATTCTTTGAATCTCTGAAAAATTAACTAAAAAGTAAAACACTTATGAAACAATGCCACAGGTATTAAATCAATTTCAAATGTATGAAGCACAAGCTTGGTCTGGTCTAACAACTAAGAATCACTTGTACAAAATTTATCAAGCTAAACCACAAAAAGCTTCTGATATTATGAGGAGAATTCACGTTACCAATTATGGTATGGATTTGGATTCTTTGTTGTCTAAATATGGTAGTAAAACTCTAGAAACTAATGATGATTTTACTTGGGAACTTATGGGTTCTGGTAAAAAGAATCTTCCCCTTTTAGAAGCTCGTCTTACACCTTCAGGTGCCGCTGTAGTAGCTGGTGATACTCCGGGTCTTGGTGTATCAGAATTCTATATGGTTTTTGCTGAAAAAATCTTTACTGATAAACACATTATCGTAGGTCACAAAAATGAATTGTACTCTGTACAAATTCAAGATGATCCAGTTCCTGATGGTACTAATTGGTTGTATGCAGTAAAATTGATTACTAACAGCCCTGATAACTTTGTACCTGTAGAAGAACTTGCTCCCGGTAAAAGATGGTCTAGAGATTGGTCTTTGGTTGAAGATACTTTATCTACTAAAGGTGGTGGTATTCATTTTGAATCTCCATTTGGTATGAGAAATTCTTTCTCTATGATTCGTATGCAACATACAGTTGCTGGTAACATGAAGTATCGTCCTTTTGCTACTAAATTTGCAGTTCCAGAAATTATGAACGGTAAAGACACTGGTAAAACTAAAGAGTTTACTACTTGGTTGCAGTATGAAGATTATGAGTTTGATCGTCAATTCCGTGAGGAAAAGAATAAATTGATGATGTTTGCTCGTAGTAACCGTGGAGTTGATGGACAATACTATAACTTTGGTAATAGTGGACACATCCTTCGTCAAGGTGCTGGTATTCGTCAACAAATGGAATCTTCTGGAACAGAATTCTATAGTACATTTACTATTGATTTCTTGCTAGATGTTCTTATGGATTTGAGTGAAGGTAAACTTCCTACAGACCAACGTCACTTTATTGCTCAAACAGGAGAAAGAGGTGCTACACAATTTCATAGAGCTTTAGAAAACCAATCACAATTGTTTACTCCAAGTAGAGAAACACAACGTATCTTCGCTTCTAAAGAGAAAGGTGGTATGGCTGGTGCTCAAATGGGTATGGGTTGGGGAGGTCAATTCCTAGAGTACATTGGACCTAATGGTATTAAATTTACCATCAGTGTAAATTCAATGTATGATGATAGAGAGCGTAATAAAATTATGCACCCTAATGGTGGAGTAGCAGAATCTTACCGTTATGACATTTTCGATATTGGAACTACTAACGGAGTACCTAATGTTCAAAAATTCTATGCTAAAGGTTCTGAAGATATTTGGGGTTATCAACCCGGTCTTAGAGATCCTTTCTCTCCAGAAGGTAAACCTTCTATCATGTCACATAGTAACGATGGATGGACTATGCACAGAGCTTGTGAAGTAGGAACAGCAGTTTATGATCCTACAAGAACTAAATCTTTGCTTCCGAATATCCTTTATTAATAAACAGTTAAACAACCCAAAAAATGAGTAAACCAACAACAACAGAAGAAAAAGTAAGTACTACTTTTACTCTTCCAAATAAAAAAGTGAAAGTCATCCCTGTAATTAAGCAGGGATGGCTTCCTAAAGATCATGAAGCTGCATTTTTATTTAAACATGCTACTAATAGATTTTCAGTACCATTGAATAGGACTGGTCAATATATTTCTCCTCTAACAGAGGAAGAAGCTAAGTTTATTGAATCACATCCTGCTATGTCTTTAAAAGCTGGAGATTTATCTCCTTATAATAAGACTAACAATTTCTGGAAAGATATGGGTCGTATTACACTAGATAAAAGTGAATTGAATCTTGATCTTAGTAATCCTATGGATTATATCACTTATAAAGTATTGCTTTTACAAAAAGATTTTGTAGCTCCGTCTATTCCAGAATCTAAAAATAAACAAACTTATAAGTATGCAATTGTAGATATAGATTTTGAAGATTCTACTAAAAGTCAAACTGGTAATCTTATTGCTGAAGCAATGGGTCTTTATAGCCAAATGATGAATGATCGTCAAAAACTTATTGATACTATGTTTATTATAAGTAGGAATAGAGTTACTTCTAATGCTAAATTGGAATTCTTACAAGGACAAGTTACTGAATTCGCTCTTAAAAATCCATCGAGATTTATTGAGATTATGAACGATAAAGATCTTGCTACTAGAATTCTTATTGAGAAAGCTGTAAGTTGTAGAGCTATTGAACGTAAAGGTGGTACTCATAAATCTTCTGGAGGAGATCTTCTTGGAACAGATTTGCAGTCAACTGTAGATTATCTTAATGATAAAGCTAATGGTACTGTAAGGATGATTATAGAACAACAAGTACAAAGAGCAAAGTAATAAATGACTATTACACAAATACTAGATTACATACAAACTAGACTGGATGTTAATGCTCAGTTTGGTCCGGGTTATGAAGCAGCAGATATTTCTCTGATGTTTAACAAAGCTCAAAATGAATATGTAAGAAAGTATTGTTCTGATTATGCTAACCCTGCTAGAAAAGGTCTTGAAGCTAATGAAAAAAGGTCTAAAGATTTAGCAGAGTTAAAAAGTGAATATCAGACTGTAGTATTTACTGCTGGACTTAGAAATGATTCTTATTTTGTTGATATACCAAATAACACTTATTTAGTATTATCTGAAAGATTAGAAGCTACTGATGTTAATAAATGCAATGCTACAGTTACTGTAGAACCATTAGTTGTACCAATATCAGAAGACTTTTATGGAGCAAATATAAACAATCCTTTTAAGAAACCATATGAAAAAAAAGTTTGGAGGTTAGATAGGGAAAGAGATAATATATCTTTTGACCTATCAGCCACCAACTTAAAAAGACAAGAGTTAGTATTATCTTCTACTATGACTCCTGTAAAATATTCAATGATTTACTATAGAATACCTAAAGCAGTAGATTTAACTAACATTAATGATTTCTGTGAAATGAGTTCTATGACACATGATGTAATTTGTGATATGACAGTAGAAATGCTTTTGCAAACTACAGAAAGACAATCATTACAAACAAAGACGATGGAAAATCAATCTTCCATTCAATAATAAAAATAATAAATGGCACTTAAAAAAGTAACAAAATTTAATTTTAAACCGTCTATTGCAAACGAAGGTAAGTTCCTAGTTTACTCTAAACAGTTTAACGAACTTATAGACGACCTTACTGATGGTACTGGAGATCTTTCAGTTGCGGATGTAGAACTATCGGGAGATCTTACTGTAGACGGTAATACCATACTTGGTGATGCTGTTACAGATAGTTTGACAGTAGGTGCAACTACAACTTTCAATACAGCAGTAATTCATAAGAATGTAGGTTCTGCTATTAATGCTACAGCTACTGCTACGGCAGCTCAAGTTAAAGGAGGTCTTATTACTTCTACTTCAGCAGCAGCAGTAACTATTACATTACCTACAGGAACTTTACTTGGTGCAGCTCTTGGAGCAACACAAGGTACTGTATTTGATTTAGTAGTAGATAATACAGCAGGTGCTAATACAGTAACTATTGCTGTAGGAGTAAATAATGTCCAATCAGCTTGGTCAGTTTATCAAGATATTGGTGGAGCTACACTAGATGTAGTTAGTGGGGTAACTGGTGTTGCAGTATTTAGATTTGTATTTTCTAGTGCTACAGCTTGCGTTTTTACTCGTATAGCCTAATTGAATCTCGAAAGAGAAAAACAAAAAAAATAGGATAAGGATTATCCTAATTAACCAAAAACAATAATTAAAAATGCCACAAGCAATTCAAAATGCAAAACAAATTTTAGTAGGTGGAACTGCTGCTACAACTGCCGATAATATCGGTGGACCACTTTTCCGTGCTAATACAGGTGAAATTGGTATCTTTACTCCTGCTGGTGTAAGGATTACCGCAGCTCCAGCAACAAGTGGACAAAAGTTTGTACTTGCTCTTAGTAGAGGTGCTAACCAAGCTCCTCTTATTTCTGATGTTATTGACGGTGCTAATGTTAAAATAGCTACTGTTCGTGATAATGTTACAGCTACTGAACAAGTAGAAGTAGTAGGTTATAATGGTACATCAGGTTCAATCTTGGATGTAGCTACCTACGCTGGTGAACTTTATATTCTAAAGATTATCTTCCAAGACTTTATGGTAGGTACTGATTCTGAAAGAATCAAAAATGCAGTATATCAATCTAGTATCTCTGATACTCAAGCTGATATTGCAGTAGGTCTTGTTAAATCTGCTGAACGTAATTTCTCAAGAGAAGTAAAAAATTCACTTGGAAATCCTCCTGTACTAGTATATCCTTTGTGTAATAACGCTGGTGCTGCCATCGGTGCAATTGCTGATACTGTAGTAGGTGTAAAAGGTAGTATTTATGTGACTGTCACTGACGTTGGTGGTAACAACACTGTGAATCCTATATCTGCTGGTGATTATGTGAGATTCGGTACTGCAACAACTACTAAAGTATATAAGGTTGTAGCATCTACAGTTGGTGTAGGTGGTGGTGTACTTACTCTCGATATTCCTCTTCAAGAAGCTGTATCTCTTTTGGGTACTACTTCTGAATACATTACTGCTGCTTTGGGTGCTGCTGCCAACTGGGGTGTTGTAGTTGCTGGTCAAGAACAAAACTTTGATAGAGTTAAAAGTCGTTACGCTAAAATTCGTTACGAACTTCAACCTAATCTTTCTTTTGGTAGTACTGTTAAATCGGTTTTAACTCCAGCATTTGAGGGTGTAGGATCTTATGAAGCTGTTGCTTCTCTTGAAGATTTCCTTAATACTTTCCGTGGTGAAGAGTTTAGAATGGGTGAACCTTTCTTGTATAATTATACTGCACAACATATTGCCAGTTCTGCTACAGATTATAGTTTGCTTTCTATTACATGGAATCATGTAACTAGTGGATTCCAAAACAGTCTTTCTGCTAAAGAAATTCTTTGTGCTGTACCTACTGGTGTACCGGGTTATGTAGATGCTTCTGCTGATGCTATTGATATTATCATAGCAGCTATCGTAGGAGTAAGTAAAATTAAAGGTGATTCTGTTGCAACTACTCTTGCAATAACAGTATAAATTCTGATTTTAAGCTGGGGAGGGTGTTGGGTTGTTTTCTGACACTCTCCCCTTTGCCTAATAAAATAAACTAATATATGGCTCTTCAATTAAAAGGTTCTGCTTGTGCTTCTAAAGCCTGTAAAGGTGTTGATTATAAAGATACTACTGGAGCTTATGATGTTACTGATAATCCTACTGGTTGGGGTAATCCTAATTTAGATCCTACAGATACAGATTTTGTAGCTTCAATATCTATTACTAATAATGGTTCTTCTACATCTTATGATGTTACAGACCAAATACCAACATCTGTTACTGGTGATTTTACAGTATCTGTACCTCATGAATTAGTTGATGGTATATCTATAGTTACATATACAGTAGGTGATGGTACTAAAATAAATACATATCATAAAACAATTAAAATATTCTCTTATTGCAGAATTAAATGTTGCATCTATAAAAAGATGTTAGATTTACTTTATTTAGATCCATGTAAAAATGCTGGTAAAATCGAAGCTTATTTATATATGTGGGCTTTGCTAGAATCTATGATAGACTTAGCTTCTGGTTGTGATCTTATAAAAGCTGAAGCATTACTTCAAAGATTAAATAAGTTATGTGATGTATCTAATGTAACTTTGAAAAATTGTGGATGTTCTTAAAAAATAATATAAATGGCAAATAATTGTGAAGATTGCTTTGATAGGTCAGTAGAAATTCCCGTAGGTCCTGCTGGTCCTACTGGTGCTACAGGAGCAACAGGGGCTGCTGGTGCTAATGGTGCAGATGGAGCTAATGGAACTACTGAATTACATACATTGTGGAGTAATAAGAATGTTAATTCAACTTCTTATACTACAATGTATAATTCAGCAATAACTATACCAGCTCTTACTTGGAGTTCTGTAGGAACTGTATTAAGAATACATCTTGTAGGAATAGGGGATAAATTAAATCATTTAGCATCTGATTATTGGACTTATGATTATAAAATTAGAATTGGAGGAGTAGATATTCCATTACCAAATAATTTAGCTGGTTTAGGAGCTAAATCAATTACTGGAGAAAACGGTTTTACAGCTACTATAGATATATCTTGTGTAGTTTATTCTGCTACAACTCCATCTCTTATATCTGAAATAAGAACTTTTACAAAAGGTTTTGGAGAGATAGATGCTTCAGTTGGTGGTGATGGTTATTTTGTTTTACCATTTAATGCTGGAACTCTTAATCTAGCTTTAGGAAATCCTTATGATTCAGCTCAGTATATAACTACAATAAATCAATCTTCAGCTATGAGTTTTGAAATACTTGGAAAAAGAACATCTGCTTCTGGTAGTCCTAGTGGAACACCTTCTATATTTCTTCCAATGTTAAAAGTTGAAGTTCTTAAAAAATAAATAGATGAGTCTTAAAGTAAAAAGAATTATAGAAATACCATTAACAGTAGGAGGAACAACTTCTATTGATAGTGGAGAAATATCATTAGCATTATTAACTTCTTTGCATGATATATCAGCAATGGCTGATACTCATTATATGATAACTGGAACAGAAACACTTTTATCTAATTACGTTTTAACATTCTCTGGGAATTTATTTGAAGGAATGTTTGTTCGTATAGATTGGAAAGCTTTATGTACTCCTAGTGGATTTACCGCTACTATATGCGGAGAAGCTATACCATCATCGTTTCTAAGTAAATTATTCTATCTAGAATGTTATTACAATGGAGCTTCTTGGGAAGTAAATATGTTTATAGACACTACTCAAACTAGTGTAATTAATGGAAGTTCTGTAATTGACGGAACTATAAGTAATATTAAAATAGTAGATTTAGCTGCTTCTAAACTTACAGGAACAGTATCTGATGCTCAAATAGCAGCTATGAATGCTAATAAGCTTACTGGCTCAATAGATCCAGCTAGATATGCTAATAATACTATCCCTGCTGCTGCAATAGCTAACGCTTCATTAACTGCTACTCAATTAGCTGATGGTGCTGTTACGTTAGCTAAAATAGCTTCTACAGGCACATTACATGTTGATGCTACAGGAGCTTCTACTACTGCTGTAACTACTGAAGAAACTTTAGGTAGTTATTCTTTACCTGCTAATATTGTAGCTTCTACAGGAAAGGGTATTAGAGTTAAAGGAGCTTTTACTTTTGCTGCTACTGCTAATACTAAAACTGTTAGACTTAAAATAAATGGTCAAACTATTTATAGTAGTGCTACTGCTGTTCCTACAGATACTGCACCTAATAATGGTAGACTTTTATTTCAATTTGATCTTATAAGAACTAGTTCTACTACTGCTAAAGTAATGGGTGCTTCTCATATGACAGTAAGTACTACTACAACTACTGCACCGGGTATAGGTTCTGTTACTGGTCTAGATTTTACAGCTATACAAGCTATATTATGGACTGGTCAAAATGGTACTGCTGCTGCAAATGATATTGTATTTGAAATTGGTTCTGTAGAAGCTATATTATGAACACTATAAAAGATCTTCTTGCTTCAGTAAAATGTTGTGTTTCTTCTGAAATATACAGTAAAGATCTTTCTGTACGTTACGGTGGAATTAATAAAAACATAATGTATAATGCTATTATATATAGAATATTATACAGTATGATGTCTGATACTATTGGATTTTCTGATACTGGATTTCAAGGTAGTTATACAGTAACTAATGTTGAATATAACGGTACACCATATGATTTATCTTTATATAACTGGATGATAACCGTAAATGATACTACTATGTATAATAATATATCAGGTATTGATGGTTCACAAACTTATACAAAATTAAATGATTATCAATTTTCTTTTTTGAGTGATGCTGGTTATACTTTTTTATTCACTTTTGATGAAGATTTTAATCTTACACTTACTTATGATGAACCGGGAAATGAAATATATATAGAAGCTGAAAAAATTACTTCAAATCTTTGCTTTACTCAAGAACAATTTTGTGAAGTTATAGCTTATTTAAATAAAACTTGTTTAACATGTTAATGGAAAATATAAAAACACTTGCCCAAATGGGTACAGGAAAAGCTGGTGGTAAATATATAGCTGCTGGTGGTACAGCTACAGGAAAAATATTTGCTATACAATCAGTAGGTACTACTGCTGAATTAGGAGTAATACTTGGTAATATAGAAGCTCTTAGTGGAAAAACTATAGAAGCTGGTGATACAGTATTTGGAGAATTTTCTTCGGTACAAGCTGGTCCAGCAGCGACTGATAAATTTATTTGTTACTATAAAAATTAGTAAATGAGTCTTGGTATAGGATTAAGAAGAAGAGGTGGAGGTGGTGTATGTTTAGATGGAACTGTTGAACAAAACGGAACTCCACTATTTGATGTAGCACCCGGAACTACTTTTCCTTTAGTTACCAAAGTTAATGGTACTGTAGCTAATGGTACTTGGAATGGTACTGATACTATAGACTTTACTGTTGCTTTTAAAGGAACTGCTTTTTTACTTAAAACTGGTGAAACACATGATTATGAAGCAGGTTCTGATGGAACTCTAGAAATTGGTAAAGGAGCTTCTTGGGGAGTTATGTCTGAAAATAACATGTATGGTAATACAAACAGATTTACAGATACCGTTGGAGGTCAAACTTATGCTAATAATATAGTATTAGATCATGAAACTAGAAATGCTATTACAGGAGAATTATTAGGTTATGATAAAGCTGATGTTGTTACAGCAAGAACTTTAACTGGAATGTTTACTCATGCTTCTACAAAAACTGTTGCAGGGTATGGAAATTGGAGATTAACCAATGAAAGAGAATTGCTCAATCTAAGAAGACAAGGAACTGTTTATTCTTGGAATTATGCACCATTTAATTATGGAGCAGGAGTATTTGATTATGGATGGACTTCTTCAAGCAACTTTGGAATTGGAGGAACTGGAGCTACTGAAGCATGGTTAATATTTAATTATTCAACTGTTCCAATACAATCAAGAGCTAAAAGTGGATCTTACTTTGGAATGTTTTGTAGAACATTTACCCTCACAGATGCAGGTGTTTTAACATAAAAATAATAAAATGACATATAAGTTTGGAGATTTAATAGTTGTAAATCCAACATTTGAAGTATCAAAAGGAAATGTTACAGGAGACTTTGTAACAATAAATGCAAAGGTTAATTTTGGTGGTTCTTATTTAAATTGGATGATAGGTGCAATGCCTATTAATGAAAATATGGACACTTGGACTGCTGACCAATTGGAAGTATATGAAGTAGTTATTAGTACAGATGAAAATGGAAATCAAGTTATTTCTGCTCCTCAATCTATTTGGCAAGTAACTAAGAATTGGTTTACTGGACTATTTAGTTAATTTAATATGATAACATTATTTTTACTTCAAGTAGCAGCAGTAGATCCTAGTTCTATTACATCTATATTGTGGTGGGCTGTAACAGGTTTATTGGGTATAGTAGGTACTTTAACCGCGTTGTTTTATAAGAACCTTACAGATAACAGAAAAGAAATTAAAGAAGAATTAGTTAAAGAAAGAGAAAACAATTCAGAACTATCTGAAAGATTGGAAGCAAATAATGTTGACAATATAAAAACATTAAATGAATTTTCTAATTTTCTACAAGCTTTAATTTCTTCTAATGACAGAATGAAAAGTGATATATCTAGAGATATATTGGATAGTGTAAAAGATATTAAAACTCATATTGATGAAAGATTAAGATCTATTAAACATATTAACACAGATGAATAAGAGTAAAATAGAAGAAGACTCATTACGTCACAAACTTCATGTACTAATAAATTCTTATTGTTCTTTACATGATTGTGAACCAATGATAATAAATGTCAATAACAATTATACCGAAGAAGATATTGATAAAAAAAGAAAAATAAGACATAAACAAGTAGCTTAAAGATAGATAAAATGGAAAATATAAGCAGACATGTAAGTTGGAAAGAAGCTACTTATAGTGCTACAGCAGTATCTAATAATATTGAAAATGTTCCTAATTCACAAGAATTAGAAGCAATGAAATTAGTTGCTACAAAATGTTTTGAACCTCTTAGGGAATGGTATGGTAAACCTATTAAAATTAATAGCTTTTATAGATCTTCAGAACTTAATACTAAAGTTGGTGGTTCTAAAACTTCTTCTCACGTTAAAGGTGAAGCTATGGATATAGATACTGATAGTATATCTGAAAATAAAAAACTTTATGATTGGTGTAAAAAGAATTTAGAGTTTGACCAATTAATTTGGGAATATGGTGGAAAATGGATTCATATTTCTTATAGAAAAAATGGTAACAGAAAACAAATATTTTCAATTGATTAAAATGAATGAGCCAATAAACTATAAATTAACATCTGCTATATTATTGTGTTTAACATTAGCTTTTGGTATAGTAATGTTTACTAATCTTCAATGTAATGATAGAGTAAATCATACTACAACTAAAAAACAAATTATTAATAAAATAGATTCTTTAGAAAAAGTAGATACTAAACAAGTATTACAGATTGATTCTATTAAACAATCAAGAAAACTTATTGAAGAAAGAATAGCTAAAAGAGATGGAACTCTTGTAGAAATAACAAAAAGAAAAGATGAAAAATATAAAGAAATTCTTGCTGACAGTTCTAATGTTGATTTCATTGAATTCAATAGGATTCTCACAGGACTCGTTATCGAATATAAAATTAATTGAAGATACTACTGGTACTTATTTATTAATAAATGCTAAACAAGCTAAAGCTGGTAGAGTACTTAAATTAGAAAGAGATTACTTTAAAAGCTATTCAGATAGTCTTACAAAGCAAATAGAAGACCTCAGATCAACTAACGAGTCTTTAGAGTCTGAGAATACTATATATGAAGCTAACAGGGTTACAGTACTATCTATAGTCGATTCTGAGAGGTCTTTGAATCTATTAACTAATGAAGAGTTAGCTGATCTTAAAAAGAGGTTTACAAAAAGAGGTTGGACTATTGCAGGAGTTAGTGCTGGATGGGTAATATCAACAGCTTGCATATTATCTGTAACTTTAGGTAAACCCTAACGTATTCAAACTTGAAACATGATGTTTCTTAATTTAAAAAACAAAAAATGCTTAAAGAAAATATTGAAGCCTTTCTTAGAAAGAAGATTGGTTGGGTTAAAAAATCACCAATACTTTTGAATGAAAGGTTATTGACAATAGGAATTAATGCAGATATACAATTAATAATAGAAGCTCAAAAAACTGTAAGAAAAGAATTAAAACAAAAACCTTCAGACGATCATATTACAGGTCGTCTTTTTTATGATATAGAAACTACTCCTAATGTTGTACTATCATGGAGAGTAGGTAATAAAGTGAATCTTACTCCAGATAACATAATTCAAGAAAGAAAGATTATTTGTATATCTTGGAAATGGGAAAATAGTAAAGATACTTTTTGTTTACATTGGGATGATAATCAATGTGATAAAAAGATGTTAGAAGAATTTGTAGAAGTATTACATCAAGCTCAGGAAACTATCGGACATAATTGTGTAACTACAGATACTAAAATATTAAAAAGTGATCTTACTTGGGTAAATGCTGATTCTTTAAAAATAAATGATGAACC